GGGCCAGCGGTGATGTAATGTTAGCGGCTTCTCCGTTTTTCCCAGCTCTTATGGTTCCTGCCTCTGTTCTCAAAGGTATATCTTCAGTTGGAAAAGCTATGAAAGGTGCCAGTAAGTCTAGTAAGGTACCCAATGATTTAAAGCTAGGTTCTGGTGGTGGTTCTAAGATGGAGGTTTCTGACCAAGAAGAGTTTTTTGAAGCTATGGGAGAAGAGGGAGCGAGGTTAGAGTATCCACGAATAAACGATTTATTATTTAAATATGAAGATAGGAACAACAGAAAAGCTTTGGAAACAGCTTTTGCCGATCCTGACTATACACAATACAAACAAGTTTTGGATGCTAACTTATTAAGGATGTTTCCTGATGGTAAGATACCCTTACAAAGGATTACTAATTATGCAGAAGTTATGAATAAGGGTGCGAAAAAAAACATAGAAAAAAGAACTTTTGACATAGATGAAATAGCTTTTGCAGGTAATGATGCCGAAAGGGAGCTGATAGTTAACCTTAACGGTGATTTGCGATCTTTTTCTTTAGCAAAAGCAACTGACGATTTAAATCTAGGTTCAGGTAGTTTGTTTAGTCCTGAAGTTAAGAAGGGTCGTAAACTTTTGATTGTGTCTTGTAGTGCAGATAAATGTCCAAATCCTGGGGATATGGAGGCTTTTGACCGTTACACAGGAGACATGTTTAAAAGTATAAAAAAGATTGGAGTTCCTGAAGAGAATGTAGATTTAGCTATTATGTCGGCGAAATATGGTTTGATAAGAAGAGACACAAAGATACCAAACTACAATGTAAAGATGGATAAGGAGATAGCGGGTAATCTTTTGAATGACCCTACTCAGGTAGCTCGTATTAAGAACACCGTTGAGGGATATGATGAGGTTGTTGTAGAAGGTTCCAACTTGTACAAGGGTGTGATCAAACAAGCTGCAGGCGATATACCTTTAAGAGATTTTAAGATAGATTATGAGAAAAACCTCCCAAAGGGTGAGCGCAGTAACTATGGTTCGGGTAGACAAAAACAATCTGTAGGAAATTTTCTAAGGTCTAATACTCCGCAAGAAGTATTTCATTACACTCCTGATGTAGAGTTAGGGTTTACAGTTTTTAATCCAGACAAAGCTTCTAATGCTTTAGATGCTCTGGGTACACATGTTGGTACAAAAAAAGCTGCTTCGGAAAGGTTTAGGGCTTTAGAAGGTAAGGCTATAGCAAATAACTCACAGTTTGTAACGGGTAATGTTGGTAAAGATGAAGCAGGTAATTTTATTCGCCGTACCACTCGTGGTGGAACGTATCCTTTAAAAGCTAACCTAAGTAATCCCTATACTCCTAATAAATTTTACAAAGGACAAGTAAGTGGAATAGGACCAAGTAAAGAGGTTTGGGGTGAGTCTGATATTTATGACCATCTTCTTGATAAGTACAATGAAAATCGCGGCACTAAATACACTATGAGAGCTATGGTTGGAGACGAGCCCGACTTTCCTTTTAGTGACTTTCGTAAGTTTATTGGCGAGTTTAGACTAAAATTAGCTGAAGATGGTTTTACTCACTTGCCCTACTATAACGAGGTTGAAGACTATGGTTCTATATCTTATGTTATGCTAACCGACAGACCAGAAGGCAGTGCATCAGTACTAAAGGGTAAATTTGGTGCAAACGATCCAAAAGAGAGAACCAACCCTGACATAATGAAGGAGGACGGCGGCGTGATATCTTTGAAAGACAGAGCGGTCAACATGAACCGCGGCCCACAAGGTATTGAACCTTTTATAAAATTCATGGTATAGTACCAAAAAGGAGAATTACATGGCAAGAGAACCGATAGGCAGCATGATGGAAAATGTCCCGTCTCAGATAGACGAGGAGGACTTGGCTGCGGAAGTAGAAATAGAAATGCCTGACAGTCTTGACATGGGACCCGTGCCAGAGAATGTAGAGATTATGGAAGAAGATGATGGAAGTGTTGTCGTTGATTTTGAGCCACAGGATCAACGAGGCACGACTGAAGAGTTTTCTGCCAACTTAGCTGAAGAGATGCCTGATGCTTTACTGGGTAGGATAGCCAGTGAGCTGACGGGCGAGTTTGATGAAAACAAGAGTGGTAGACAGGAGTGGGAAGATGCTTTCGCTAACGGTTTGGAGTTGTTGGGATTTAGTTACGAAGAACGATCACAGCCCTTTAGAGGCGCGAGCGGTGTCACGCACCCCTTGCTTGCCGAGTCAGCCACGCAGTTCCAAGCTCAAGCGTTTAATGAATTGTTGCCGCCGACTGGACCCGTGCGAACAACAGTGCTTGGATCTAGTACTCCTGAGAAAGAGGATCAAGCTCAACGTGTAAAGGAGTTTATGAACTATTATATTACCTGTGAGATGGAAGAATATACACCTGAGTTAGATCAGATGTTATTTTTCTTGCCGCTGGCGGGTAGTACGTTCAAGAAGGTATATTATGATGAGAACTTGGATCGGGCTGTAAGTAAGTTTGTTCCAGCTGAAAATTTGATTGTACCGTACAACACGACAGATTTAGAAACGTGCCCTAATATCACACAGGTTTTAAAGTTAAGCCTAAATGATTTGAGAAAGAGACAGGTAGCGGGATTTTACAGGGACATACCTGTGATGCCAGCTCAATCTGATTCTGGGGCCTTGGCTGATGAGATTGAAAGAATTGATGGTATGTATCCATCACAGATTGATTATGACTGTACGTTATTGGAATGTCATGTAGATTTGGATTTAGAGGGTTATGAAGAGACTGGCGAGGACGGTGAGCCGACAGGTATTAAAATACCGTATGTTGTGACAATATCACAGGATAATGGCCAGATACTGGCGATTCGCAGGAATTACAGAGAAGGTGATGAGAAAAAGGCAAAGATACAATATTTTGTACATTATAAGTTTCTTCCAGGCTTTGGTTTCTATGGATTAGGATTGATCCATACTATTGGTGGTTTATCGCGAACCGCGACTGCTGCATTGAGGCAGTTGATTGATGCTGGTACATTATCGAATTTGCCAGCAGGTTTCAAGGCCCGCGGCCTACGGATCAGGGATGATGACGAGCCCTTACAGCCTGGGGAGTTTAGAGATGTAGATGCTCCAGGTGGAGATATAAAGGCGAGTTTAATGTCGTTGCCGTTCAAGGGCCCTGACCAGACTTTGATGAGTTTGTTAGGCTTTGTAGTTGATGCGGGGCAACGATTCGCTACCATAACGGACTTGAAAGTAGGCGATGGTAATCAGCAGGCAGCTGTGGGCACCACTATAGCGATGTTGGAACAGGGCTCACGGGTCATGTCAGCTGTACATAAAAGATTACATTATGCGATGAAGTTGGAGTTCAAGCTATTATCCAAGGTAATGTCCGAGTTTTTACCAGATGAGTATCCGTATAGTATCACGGGTGTTGATGGTAGTATAAGACGAGAGGACTTTGACGATAGGGTAGATGTTTTACCTGTATCTAATCCGAATGTATTTAGTCAGGCACAGAGGATATCTTTGGCGCAGACCAAAATGCAGTTAGCTACCTCAGCTCCTGATATGCATAACCTGTATGAAGTGTTCAGGGATATGTATGAGGCCTTGGGCGTAAGAGATATAGACAGGATTTTGAAACGTACACCTGAGCCAGAGGCTGTACCAAAGGATCCAGCTCAAGAGAATATAGATGTTCTGGATCAGATAAAGCTTACTGTTTTTGAGGGTCAGTCGCATGAAGCCCACATAATGGCACACATGGTTTTTGGATCTACCCCTCTTGTAGCTCAGTCTCCTGCTATGGCAGTCACTTTACAAAAACACATAATGGAACACGTTAAGATAGGAGCTCGTGAAAGAGCTGCTGTTGACTTGATCCAAGCTGGCGGTGGTCAGGCTGTGTCAGAAGAGCAGATGATTGATATGGAAGCCAAGACAGCTCAATATGTTGCAGAAGGTATGTCGCAGTTGAAAGCACTAAGCGGACAACTAAGCGGTGCAGGTCAGCCTGATCCTCTTGTAAAGCTAAAGGAACAGGAGTTACAACTGAAATCACAGGCGGAAGAGAATGACGCTAATATAGACAGGGCTAAACTTGGTTTAGAAGAGAAGAAGGTGCAACAAAGAGACGAACAGTTTGATAAGCGGATACAAAGCTCTGAGAATATAGCGCAGGCTAGGATTGATTCGTCTATGCAACGTGAATTATTAAAACAACAAAACAACCAAGGAGGTCAAGGTGGCTAAAGCAGGTGATACAAGAAGTGAGAAGGAACTAAGAAAAGAATTTTTTGATGGTCCTGCTTCAGATTCTATGAGTTTCGAGCAGTTTTTCTCCT